TCAAAGACGCTAGGGACTACTGGGGTAATACCATCCCATCACGCCTGCACGTCAAGGAGGGCACCAAGGGCTCTTGGGACTACGTCAAAGAGAAGAGCGGCAAGGACTGGGCTAATCAGATGGCGGGAGTTGACATCACCAAGTGACTTGGAATACAATATCATTTTAGACAGGAGAAATTATGAACAACATCATTGACCAATACGGACTAATTAACCAACAGATCAACGAGCTGGAGATCATCAAGAGCAAGCTCAAGGCAGAGCTCATTGCCCGAGGCGTGGGTGAGTACCAAGGTGAGTCGTTCTTTGCCGAGGTGCAAGAGTACGACCGAGAGAATATCAGCGCACCACTGGTACGCAAACTATCCGATGAGGCATTCGTACGCGCAGTGACAACCATCCAACACATCAAGGCAGTAGTAGTCAAGCCACTGGAGGCAGTATGAAGACTAGACAAGAGGCAACCTATGACTTTATGTTAGCATTGAGCGCCAATCCAGCTATATTTAAGGACTGGGTAGATAGTGGTTGTGAACTCGGTGGTTACGGAGAACACCTTGCAAGTTTAGCAGAAGAGCTAACAGTAGAATACTTAAACATTGATTAACAGGAGAAACACAATGCACGGACTAAACACAATCAAGCGGTTAAACCAAATAGAGCAGGATTTCATTGACCACGTACTATCAACACCAATCAAAGACGTAAACTTACTGGACGTGTGGACTAAATGGAAACAGGAGACAACAACCAATGAGCCAGTATCGCTACCTGTTAATTGACGAGTTTGGGGGTGCCTGCAGGCAGTTTGTATCTAAACTGGAGGCTACCCCCTACCTAACTGCTGGCATGGTCTTAAAGGCACTACCACGCGAGCCCAAAGCCAATCCATATCAGGTGGCAATACTAACATTACAGGAGGCACCATTTTGAGCGACAACGATATCAAGACGGACTATTTGCAGGAGCTCATGCGCATCAACATACCCACGCTATCACTGGACGAGGAGAGGGACTTAGGACTTCGCATCGCCAAGGGTGACGCCAAGGCACTGGACAAGCTGGTGACACACAACCTGCGCTTTGTGCCGTACGTACTAAAGAAAGGATCCTACTGGCAACACAGCAAGACTCCAGTGGAGGACGTGATCGGCATCGGCAACGAGATGCTGATCATCGCCGCCAAGAGATGGAAGCCCATGGGATCCATCAGATTCTCGGCGTTTGCTCGGTCGTTCATACTGCGCGGCGTTCAGCGCGAGCTGGACAACACCAGCAACATCATCCGCCTACCGATCAACATCATGGAGGGCATCAAGAGAATGAATTACAACGAGCAGGCACTGGCACAGGTCTTGGGACGTAAGCCATCCACGCAAGAGCTGGCTACCATCATGGGCACCAGCGCCACCAAGATATACCAGCTAAAGGGATACATCAGCAGGGAGCCCGTCAGCCTAGACAACCTTAACCAAGAGAAACACACAGAGGAGAATGAAGAGTGATCACATTGACGCAGGAACAGACAAGAGCCTACAACCGATTCATTAAGGCACGAGACCGCATGGGACTGGTGCCAAGCGCCCGCGACAACAGCAAGCCATGGGTCAGGTGCGCGGACGTGCAGAGCACTGTCGACATTGAGGGCATGAACCACCCACTGTTTGAGCAGAACGATGAGTGGCTGGAGTACAAGGAGGCGAGCCTAGCGTGGTGGGCGGTCGAGCCGCAGTTTAGAAAGACCGAGCGCATGAGCTCCATTCGGGGTGACTACGGACAGTCAGATAACTGGGACGAGCGCACGACGCAGATCAAGGACACATTTTCAACTTTAAGGGATGACAGATAATGAGAGTGATACCAACGGACGTATACGACGACGAGGGCAACCTCACCCACATTGAATTCTACAACGAGGCGGGTAGCTTTGAGATTCAGGCAGAGTGGGATCCATCGGACGAGCAGACCAGCGAGAACAGGGTCAAGTTTAGGGAGTGGGCATACAAGTTTATCGGGGACAACAAGTCATACGAGGTGCTCAAATGAGTAAAACTAACGAAATATTTGAGATTACCCCTGAGGATGCCGTTGATTTAAAAAACATGTGGTTTAACTATAAGGATAAAATTGATAGTAAAAAGTTTTTACGGGTGGTGTTTCTTTTGGGAAACCCTAGAGCCGTGAAGTTTACTAGGAACCAGCTATACATGACCGCAATGAACCTACTAGAGGCTGGAGCCAGTCTACCTGAGTGGATATACGACAAACTGGAATTTAAAGAGGAGGAGTCGCAAAATGGATAACTTTATCCGCTTTTTGCTGTTTGTTACGGCTATATACTTTTTAGGGCATATAGCGTTCTATGTTTTTAGTGCTGTTTAATTTGGTGGGGCAGGCTATTGCCCCACCAAATATCATAATAATTTTGAACAGGGATATTGATTGAAGTATCAACAGCTACTAAAAGGGGTTTGGACTTTTTATCTAATTCCAATAGGGCAGATTCAACGTCTTGTTGTGGTAGTGTAGATAACTCAAACCACTCTCTATTGCCACGTAGTTTTTCAAACCCTAAATTTAATAAAACTCTGTGTACTTGTTTGTCACTAATATGACTATTAACTTCCCAATACGCAACAAGCAATAAAGGCTCGGGATTTGATGCGTTGTCCTGACTTTGTATTCTTTTTAGGGGGTTGCTGATAGTCTCACCAATTTTGTACCAGTTTTTTAATTGATATGTGGTTGTGGTATATAGATAGATGTATTTCATTTTGGTATCCTAGTATGATAATTTGAGGGATGATGGGTTAGTCCTTGATACTAGCAAAGACAATGTTGTCGACACACTGTCCCCATCTAATTATAATAATGCAAGAAAAGGACTAAAAACGCCCAAATTACTAGATGTAGTATGTTTTAACTTTCCAACCACTAAAAATTGTCACCATTGTCACCATTGTCAGGGTCTAATCAAGTCACTCTATAATTTTATTTATTTATTTATTATTATTAAAGAAAATAGTGAAACAAGGGGTGACAAGGGTGACAATGGTGACAATCCATACTAACTGTCGCTATCTACACCCCAAAATAGGGCTATCTTACGCTATCTTACGGCATCGTGTTTGTCACCATTGTCACCATTGTCAGGATACGAGGGTAAACCCTTACAGGTAAACCCTTAAGGGTAAACCCTAATACAAGACAGTATTTCACAATGTGAAAGGCAAACCGCCCTAGAGTTTGCATTATTATAAGCAAGAAGAAAGGATGAAATGAAACCAACGAGCTTACCAGTACAATTTGCCACCATCCCCATGGACTTAAAGCAGATCCCTAGGTGGGTCTTGTGGCGCTTTGTCGAGCTGGGTGACGAGGACTCCAAGCGATGGGCTAAGATGCCGATGCAGGTATCAGGACAGTCAGCCTCATCAACCAACCCAGCCCACTGGACTGATTTCCTATCTATACAGTCAGCGTATGAGGCAAACCCCGCCAAGTACGACGGCATAGGGTTTGTATTCAGTGACGAGGATAACCTGATCGGTGTCGACTTGGATGACTGCTACGACATCCTCACAGGCAGTTTCACAAATGCTGCACTGCAACATATTGCAGACCAAGTCACTGGCTACATGGAGATCAGCCCCTCTGGGACTGGCGTCAAGATATTCACACGCGCAAACCTGCCAGCATCACACGTAGACCACGCCATCGGGCTGGAGATCTACCCCAAGAGCAGGTACTTCACTGTGACGGGGCATCACCTCTCGGGCACGATCCCGACAGCCCCAGTGGACTTAACTAGCATCGTACCCGCTAGGACTATCACCAACACCGGCGACAAGTTTGCGGACTACAACGCCCCGCTAGAGGGGTACGACATCCACCGCGTCGAGACAGAGATCCTCGCGCACTTAGATGACTACGGGTACGAGGACTGGCTTAAGGTCGGCATGATACTGCACCACCAGTTTGAGGGTGACGTAGAGGCCTGTGAGCTGTGGGACAGGTGGTCACAGAGCGGGGCTAAGTACAACGCGAGCGCCTGCGAGAACAAGTGGAAGACGTTTAAGGGCGGGAGCGCGACGCTACGCTCGCTGATCTTTAAGGTAAACCAAAAAGAGCGGCAGACTGCGCTCGCCAGGGGGGAGATCATCCTCGATCAGGGCGCGATGAACCACGCCCGCACTTTTCTTGATACGCAGTACTCGAGCGAAGAGGGATGCAGACTGGTGCACTACGCTCAGGACTTTCACATCTACCAAGGGACTCACTACGAGCTGTTAGAGGAGCAGACCATCCGCTCCAAGATCTACGAGCTCTTGGATAAGTGTAAGAAGCCATCTAAGGGAGGGGCACTGGCGCCATTCAACCCGTCGCCGGCATCGGTCAGTGCGGCAATGGACGCGGTCAAGTCTATCGTGCACCTACCGAACCACGCCAACACCAAGCCACCGATATGGTTTGAGTCTTACGCCCACAACAAGCCCGAGGCATCTAAACTAGTCTCGCTACGCAACGGACTGTTTCACCTCAAGGACTCGATACTGATACCCCACTCTCTGGGATTCTTTACACAGAACTCGTTGCCGTTTGACTACAACCAGTCTGCCGATTGCCCCCAATGGGACGCATTCCTGCAGTCTGTCTGGCCGGATGATCAGGAGTCTATTGATACGCTACAAGAAATATTTGGGTACATTTTATCGGGGGATACACGACAGCAAAAATTCTTTAACATTATCGGACCCCGCCGCTCAGGCAAGGGGACTATCAACAAGGTGCTAGTAAGCCTGCTTGGACAGCATAATACTGTGGCACCAGAACTGGGAGAACTCTGTGATACATTTGGTCTCCAGCCTTGGCTGGGTAAGTTGCTTGCTAGTTTTACGGACGCTAGGGCTCCAGAGCGAAATCGCAGTGCCGTGGTTTCTCAGCTCCTTCGTATTGTGGGTGGTGATACGATTACTGTCAACCGCAAAAACAAGGAGGCATGGAACGGGTACCTACCGACAAGACTAGTGATCTACTCTAACGAGGTACTTCAGCTAACTGAGAACTCCAACGCCCTCACCGGACGTATGATCGTGATCCGCATGACAAAGTCATTCTACAACCAAGAGGACACCGGACTCTTTGTCAAGCTGGAAAAAGAGCTCAGCGGCATCTTTAACTGGGCGATGCGCGGATTGGCACGCAGACTATCGCGTGGTGGTCACTTCATACAGCCCGAGTCAGGCAGGGGATACCTTGAGCTGATGGAGGAGCTAGGCAACCCGATCAAGTCGTTTACTGAGGACGCGCTGGTGTTTGAGCCTAACGCCTGTGTGCCTAAGGACAGCGTCTTTATGGCATACAAAAAGTGGGCGCTGAACAAGAGCATCCACCCCGGGACTGACCTAGTGTTTAAGAGACAGTTCTCTGCGGCGGTACAAGAGCACTGCATCAGGGATCACCTTGACAGGAGTAACGGCAACCGGACTCACATGTACCTTGGAGTTAAGCTAAACGAAAAAGCTCAGAAGTTTATTGATAACCAAGTGAAGTTTGACGAAGAGGCATTTTGATGGACGAATTGACAAGATTTAAAGATTGGTGGCTAAAGACGCGCCCGTTTGTTGTGCCACACGATAGCTCGCTTATCTTTGACAACAACATCCGCGGCTGTGTCTTGTATCGCGCAGAGTGCTGGCAGGTACAGCTGTTTGTGTTAGACCCCAACACAAACATCCCAGAGCATCTGCACCCCAACGTGGACTCGTTTGAGGTATTTTTGTCGGGTGATATTGAGTTTACTATTAACGGACAGGTGCTCACCCCTAGGAGTGATACACCAAACTTTAATGGTAACTCAGTACACTACGGCAAGTTTATCAGGGTCTCTCCAAGCACATGGCACGGCGGCAGGAGCGGTAATGTTGGTGGTATGTTTTTATCTGTACAGCAGTGGCTCAACGGCGTCAGGCCTACCAACGTGGGAGATGACTGGGAGCACAGACCTAACGAAAATGAAAGAAATTATGCAGACAATAGAACAGTTTAAGGATTGGTTTGTGGCCAATAAGTTTCCGCTACGCCCGCCGTTCGCAGATCCAATCTACCACACCGATATCTCTACGAGCTTTGTATGGTACCGAGCAGAGCCGTGGCAGGTAGAGCTGTACCTAGTAAAGCCGGACACAGTGGCGCCGGTGCACACCCATCCGGACTTTGACTCTATTGAGTTTTACATCGCCGGAACGTTTAGGTTGACAAACCCAGAGCTAGACAAGCAGAACCTAGAGCCGCTTATGAAGACACCGGCTTTTGATGGCAGGCACCAGCTATACGGACAGACCATCAAGGTACCACCGGACTTTGAGCATGGCGGACTATTTGGGGGCAACGGCGCCGCGTTCTGGTCAATACAAAAATGGGACAAGGGTGTAGTACCCACATCAGCAACCAAGAACTGGAAGGGTGACACGATTGGTGATCATCACAAAAATATAGTAAATGAAGAAGTTTAGATTCCCACGCACCATCAAGCGCAAGCTATTCAACATCATCTTCGGTGGTGTTGGAAAGCGGCGCCTGATCACGGACTACAACCCAAGGCGCAGGCCACGGCCACTTCAGTTTAGAATGATGTGGATAAGACGCGCGCACCAAGGCTGGCGCAACAAGGTAATAGGCACCATTAACGCGTTAAAGTTAAGACTGTTATTTGGTAGAATGAAGTCAACACCTCAGTTTAGGAGATAGCATGACACAACACGACGGCGGTAAGGGTGACAAGCAAATCACCCCAGCAGACAAGAAACAGTTTGACAAGAACTGGGACACGATCTTTAAAAAACCAAAGCGCAAGATGATCGACCCGCCTAGTGGCTGGAAGTACGGCTTCCCAAAGGAGATACCGGAAGACATCGACAACACACTACAGTGGCTATTAGATAACGGCTACCCGCAGTCTGAGATCGACGCCTGCGGTGACCAATTTTTTGTAAGGGGATGGTGGCAATGAAGCAATACGAAATCGAAGAGGTGTTGCAGCACCTTGAGAGCGCCCAGTACATCGGCGCCAACAAGGCGATCAGCCTGATCCACAAGCTAAACCAACGCAGGCTGGCATTACAGCAGCGTGTCTGGGACCTTGAGAAGATGGTGGTGTGGTATCAGGACATCACCATGACAGGCCAACGTTCCGAGCAGTACGAGGAAGGCTTTTGGGATGCAGTAGATTTTGTAAGGGAGAAACAAAATGAACGCAAATGAACTAGCTGAAGTATTGGAAGATGTTGGGATGGAGCAAAAGCATTACGACACAATCCAAAAAGCAGCTACTATGCTACGCCAGCAACAAGCTGAAATAGAGTCATTGAAAGACAAATTGTATTTAACCAAACAATCACTTGATATTGTTGATAGTTGGATTGGAAAGGCACAAGAAAAATGAACGCAAATGAACTAGCTGATAAATTAGAAGATAAAGACCGACTTTGGAATGTTGACGAAAAGTTAATGATTAAAACCTGCGCCATGCTACGCCAGCAACAAGCTGAAATCGAGGCGGCAGAACAACAAGTACTAGATGCTTTTGAACGAGGCAAAATGTTTGGTTACGCACAAGGACTAAGAAAGGCACAAGAGAAATGAACTTTATAAACTGGGTATTTGATGGCAGTTTTAAATGGTGGCTACTTGGTGCGGTTATTGTTTATATCATTGCTAGATTTAGTTAAGGAAGAGAAATGAGTCAAACTGAAATGCGTGAAGATTTATGCACTCAAAAGCGTGTAAGTAGGTCAAGAGTTACTTACGATATTAACTATGACCAAGAAGTTATCTATGTTCAAGAAGGTTGGAATGATGGTCAAAAAACTGTTTGGGACAACGAAATTGGGGTTGTGCTGGCAGATGCTTTAACTAAACATGGAAAGGCACAAGAGAAATGAATAATGAACCAGTAGCGTGGATGAATAGACTTGGCAGATTGGAATACGAACAAGGTAATGGCTTTGAAATTCCACTCTACACCCATCCAGCAAAGACACTAACAGATGAGGAAATACTGGAAGTAATTAAAGAAAGAGAAACACCAAGCTATATGAATTTTGCTAGAGCAATACTAAGAAAGGCACAAGAGAAATGAATTGGATATTAGTAATTTACATTTACGCAGGTGTATTAGCTAGTGGTGATAGCGTAGCAATTACAAACATACCTAACTTTTCTACTAAACAAGATTGCGTTCAAGCTGGAAAAGATGCAGAAGGTTTAGTAACAGGAAGCGCAAAGGTTTATAGGTTTGTTTGTTTGAGAAAGGCACAAGAGAAATGACCACCTTCACCACACAAGACCGGCAAGACGCGCAACGCACCCCGTTGACCGAGGAAGCCATTTACAAAATATACGACGAGACATACGACCGAGTAGGCGCTTCAGAGGTGCAACTATACTTCCCAATTGAAATTGCCCGTGCCATCGAGCGAGCCCACGGAATAGGAGAATAGGATGAAAGCGTTTCCAACAGTAAATTGGGTACAACAACATGGACAAGCTCCAAATGATGAGGGTATGGACTTGCGTGATTACTTTGCGGCTAAGGCCATGGAGGCAGACATAACAAATTGGAGCCCAGAAAATGCTAAAGCACAACCAACTCAGTTTTGGGGATACGAAAAGATAGCAGACCGGGCATACACAATGGCCGATGAGATGATGAAAAGACGCGCCCACGGAATAGGAGAATAGTATGATTGAGATTAAAAAAGTTAGAGGTAAAGATGAACTTAAGCCAATTAGAATGTCACAAAGCGAATACAAATATCTTATTAGCAAGGGCGAAGACCCAACAAAATGGCTAAACAGATTAGTAGCACAAACAGCCAAGAAAAGAAAATGGACTTGGTGGTTTGCTAAACAGGCTCAACAATGAGCTTCACCATCTACCAAGCAGACGGCCTCAAAGTCATCCAGTGGTTTCCAAGCGTTGACGACTTATTGAGTTCTATGAGGAAACACCCTAACGATAGGTACCACAGAAATGACTGAAATAGGACTGGCGTTTATAATAGGCTTTATGATTGGCCTTGTCATGCGCCCGAAGGACAAGGATCTAGAGGAGCAAAAGGCGATCTACGACAAGAAGGTAGCGCAGTACGAGATTGATCTGCAGTATTACAAACAACTGTGCCGCTGGCATGTGGAGCAAAAGAATGGCAAAGCATCAGAATAAAAAAGAACAAAAAGAGATGGACAGGTACCTCAAAGAGAAATTTGAAGAAATTTCAAGGGGTCAGGAGTTAATCCCTGTCGTGTTAGACCGAGCGGCGTGGGAGGAAATACAATATTCTATAACACAGGCATTAAAAATAAAGGAAAAGAAATGAGCAAACTAAAAG